CAGACTACTGTGTGTCCAACCAATATTAAGAAAGAACTTCCTAGGATCAACCAAGTGGCAAAGATCATCCGACATCAACATACCACAAAAGGAAGCATCCTTCCACGACATATAAACCACTATTTTTATGTCGAACCCAACATCAGAAAAATCTTTTGTTGTTAATTCGACATCAACAGAGAAAAGCCCATCGTCTCCCTCAACCACCCCTTCTGGCTCGTTCCCCTTCTTCCTAAATACGACGTAATTCATCAGCATCAAATTGCTGAATCCATTGCCCAAAGAGGTACACATGTCACCCGACATTCTAACTCCGTTAATAGAAAGAGAAAACCTCTTGAATTGACAAAAATTCACACCAGCCAATGTGTCACATAAAAATGTGGCAACATCTGGCATGTTCTGCAACATATACTTATATAGCCTCAATTCAAGAGCTGCCATAACCCTCGGCACGAAATGCGATTCGAAATGCGAATAATCAGTCTGGTAGAATGGCCCCACCTTACCCGCAAACATCTTATCCAAGTATTGCGGTCTGTCCTTGACGGGGAACTTCTTAATGAAAGATGGTAAGGCGAATAATTTCTCCTCAATTGCATGGAAATATCTACCACTATAACACTTAAACTGATCACTGCGCGAATTAATAGCACGTGCCGGCTTATAGCACCCATAAGTTTCCCTTTTGCAAAAGGACTTATTCTTAACAGAGGGGACATTACCGCCCATCTCCCGGTGCACCTTCTTTAGCTCATCCTTACGGTACGCGGGATAATCGGTAGTTTCTAACCATTGCTCAAAAGAAAGTATTTCGCTCACTTGTAGTGGCTTAAGATGCTTACGACACCAATTATCGACGAATTCACCTAACCCGTCCAGTACTGCACCAGACACGACAGGATTCTTGGTAGCAAATCGTGAGATGCAGCCGTGCACTAAAGTCTCTGTGTCGTCAGCATCCGGAAAACATGGTGCAACACCATAAGGAACTGGTCCAATAGCCACTTGCATAGGCTTCCGCTCCCTCTTATTACTGTCCCTAATGTGGATAACAACGCCAGTTTGGGGCTCTTTTGTCGGTAATACAACATCAGAGACCCTGTAGCCGTAGCCCCAATAACGACTACAGGGCCTAACCAAAAATTTGGCACTGAAAAACTGGACAACGCCTCATGATTGCATACTGTACCATGGAGGACAAGCTGATTCCCGACAAGAATATCAGACATACTTGCAGACGGTATGTTTAGGCATGGGACACCATTGAGCCACCGCATGCCGTATTTGAGCGTGTCTGATGCACCACGCTGCAAGGCGTAAGGTAGTTGACTACGGAACAACTCTTGTTCCACCTTAACCACCCGTACCACGCCGTTGAGATCGTCAACATACTTACAAAGTCGTATGTCAACGGCCCTCTTACCCATTTTGGATGTCTCGTTGGTGCATATCCGATAATCCTTAGTCTCATCAACTTCCTCTTTACCGACCGCAACCATATTGGCGTAATCCACCAACCCACCGGAAGAACATGACAGCTCTACGGCCAACGCTGCTTTCCTCACAAAATCCTCAGGGGTCGAACGTTCAGGCTCAAAAGCATAACCCGCGCTACTGGGTAGAGCAATTGCCCTCCCCACTGCCCGCGCTAATAACCAAGCGCGAAAACGTATCACGATCTTCCTGATGAAGAAAAAGAAAGTAAGACTAGTGGCACAAAACATAAGTCTCGCCCACCAAGAGCGGCTATGTAACGCAGCAGCGAACCCGGCCCCTAACACGGCTTCACGTACATATGAGAACCGAGATCGCATGTAAAAGGGTATATCAAACCCACCTCTAATAAACCTCAAAACCGAAGTAACTTTGGTCTTCTCTTGTGGTACAATCAAGGCAGAAGTAACATGCCCTTTTCCAGGTGGATCATGAGCCACCTGCTCACACCGCGCATCTATTGCACCTTGGAGTTGGGCCACCGAGTTCGACAATGAACTTATAATCGCTGCGTTGGCAGCCCCAGATCTTGTACCAACCCTTTTAATAACCCAATGCTTCCCGTCGTCCCGGCGTCTAACAACTGGACCACGCACTAGGCTAACAGTATCCCCTGGCCCTGGGTTAGTCTCAATCCCAACCAAATAACCGTCATGGCGGCAACCTGAATTATTATCAGCAACCACCCGATATGCTTCATGCAAAAAATCCAACCAGGGCTCATGATTCCCATTCAAGCGCTGTTGCCACGCCGAATCCATCACCTCACCGCGTAGGGTCATGAGTTCAGGCGGTATCCTGTCGAACCCAAAAGCCCCTATGGTTGGCGTTCCGTCCAAAATGCATTCTAAGTCTTCACATTGGGCACAGACCAAAGACAAATGTTGCCGTGGTAAACAACCACAGACAACGCAAGTTGCAAGGGAAGAAAAACAACCCTGAGGCGCTGCCACAGGGG